TGGATTCCGCGCAGCATCCGCACCGCGGACGTTCCCCAGGTGCCGACAATGCCCGGCTCGAACACGCCGATTCCGATCGGGAAGTCTTCCCACTCCCATTCTTCGTGCATCGCCAGGATGCGCGAGCCCACCAGCACGGCGTGGTGACCGGGCGTGGTCACCCACTCGCCGTCCTCGTCCTCGGTCTTGCCTTCGACCCAATCGGTGCGCGCGGCGGTGTACGTGTCAGCCACGCGCACCACCTGGGTTGCCGAGTAGTAGGGCATTCCCGCCGCCATCTCCACGGCATCGCCCATCAGGTCCTTGACGTCGAGGTTGTAGCGGGCGGCCACTGTCTCGACGGGCAGGAACTGGACGTGGTGGATCTGGGGCGTCTTGCCGTACAGGCCCTGCACCTCGTCGATCAGGAACTCCCACGCCGGGAAGCGCCCAAGGTCCACCTTGGCCCCGTCGCGCAGCACCTTCCAGACGCCGCCGTCGCAGGTCAGCACGTCGCGCATCCACAGGGCCATGGTGGCTTGCCGTCCCACGTCGATGGACCACGCTTCGTTCATCGCGCTCATGTCCTGCGCGCCCTGCTCGGCCAGGTAGTCCCCGCTCGACGGGACCCACTCGCTGCGGGGGCGGAACGAACAGATACGGTTCCGCACCGTCGAGACGATGGAAAAGCAGTGGTTGAACTTCAGGGCGTCGGCGTTGAACACCAGGTCGGTGGTGGCCATGGTGCCGATCTCGAACAGGGACGCGAACGCCTGGCCGAAATAGAGCTCGAGGTCGAACTGCATCTGTGAGCGGCGGGCGCCCTCCCGCGGTGAGCCGTAAATCTCGGTGATCGTGTCGTCCAGCCGCTGCGCCATCGCCAGGTCGCGCTCGGCCTCCGTGTGTGCTCCTTCCAGTGGCTCGAACCACTGGGGCTTCACTGAGCCAGCGTCACGTCCTGGGGCGCTTGGGCCTCCGGTGATTCATCGGCTTGAGCGGTGCCGTCGAGGAACGCCAGGGCGTTGGTCACGTCCAGGCACTTGGGGCACATCTTGCGGTCGTGGTCCTTGGCGCTGGGGCCATGTCCGTTGTGGATGGACTGCGCGGCGAGGCGGCGCACCAACTGGCGCACGCCCTCTAGCATGTTCTCCCCGGTCGTTTCGACACTACCCAAGTCTTCGTCGTTTGGCGGCAAAGTATCCCTCCTGTTCCTGGTTCTTCAGTAGCTTCAATCGACGCGCGACACTCGGCGTCTTGTCTTCTGGTGCTTCGTCCTTCGCGGGCCGTTCGTAGAACGCGTGAGCCGCATACCGGAAGGCGTCGCCCACGTCGGGATGGTTGGCGCTCGACCACTCGAACTCGCCGCGTTCGCGGGCGTCCTTGTCCCACTTCGTCTTCAGGAGGTCGCCTTCGAGCTGGGAGCCCTCGGGGATCCACGCCTCGGCCCGCATCAGCGAGTCATTCACGCGGTCCACCTGGAATCGCCGGTCGGCCTTCTTGGCGGCCATGACGAGGGGCACGCCGTGGTCACGCCCGAACACGTCCAGGGACATCGTGGAGCCGCCGAAGTCGGCGTAGTACCAACTCGGCCCGTAGGCCTTCTGAATGCGCCCCAGCTCTGTCCCAATCTCCGACCAGACGGTGCCGGCGTTCCGGTCCGTCACCCACTCTTCGACCACCCACAGCCCTGTACCGGGGCCCCAGGCGACGACGACGATAGCCGCCCGGTCACGCGCGCCGGGGTCGATGCCGACTGAGTACGACGTGAACCGCGCCCGGATGTGCTCGGGGATGATGCCGACGAAGCGTTTGCCGTCCACCCAAAGGCCTGGGAAGCCGTTGCGGGCCGCGACGTAGCGGAAGGCCGCAGCGCCCGGGTCGAACACCTCCAGGCCCAGCCAGTCACGCGCAATGATGGACCAGACGCCCGTGAGGCCACGCTCAAGGACGTGCTTATCGAACGCCTCCCGATCTTCCGGCGTCCGGCACGCCTGGAACATCGCAAAGGCTTCCGTGAAGCCGATGTCCTCCAGGTACTGCGCGAACTGCGCGCGCGCCTCGGGCGTGTGGACGTTGGCGAAGCGTCCCCAGTTGTGGGGCTTCCACCGCTTGCTCTTGCCCTCGCGATAGAAGCGCCCAGCCGGGACTTCGGGGATGACGCCGGCCAAGACGATCTTGGTGGTCGGCGTGCACATAGGCGGCAAGATGCTGTCGATCAGCGGGTTCAGGACCTTGTCGGGCTGGTCCTGGCTCTCGTCGACGATGAAGATCCCGTTGTCCAGCCGCTTGCCCAGCTGGTTCTTGATGTGCTCGTAGTTGGCGGTGCCACCGAACATGATACGCGAGCCGTTGTCCAGCTCGCACGACATGCGCGTTTCGTTGAGGCACCGCTTCGGGATGCCGTACCGCCACATCAGCGGCTTCCAGATGGGCTCCCAGTTGTTCGCCCGCACCGCCGTGCCCTTGAGGCCCAGCAGCACGTTGACGGATCGCGGGTACTGCCTCGCGTTCCTGAACAGCTTGCCGTCACACCCAAAGCTCTTGCCCGACTGGCGAGCTGCAGCCGCCCGCTGCCAATTGGAGTCGTCGGCGACGAAGCCCCGTTGCGGCTCGTGAGCACCGGCGAATCCTTCGACCGTGAACTGCTCGGTCTTTGGCGCGAGTCCCTCCAATTGCCGCTGCAGCGCCGCCAGCTCTGCAGCCAGGGCGATGTTCGCGGCGAGGGACACGTAGGCCATGAAGCGGGTCAGCCGCACGCCTACTCCTGCGAGGCTTCTGGGTACCGGGCGTTTCGCTCGCGCTCGTCGCCGGCATGCGCTCGGCCCACGCGTTCACGGCAGCCGTCGCAGCACAGCCGCAGGTCACGCCCGTAGGTGGCTTCCAGGTCGGCAACCTTCGTCGCCAGCTCCTTGATCGCTTCGGCTTGCGCCGCCTCGACGGCGGACTGCTCGGGCGACGCGGGCGCGTCAGTGGTCACGGCGGCTTCATGCTGCTTGGTCTTGCCCATGGTCGGTCTCCTTTGCGATCGTGAACTTGATGCCCTTGGCGCGGCACCATGCCTTCCAAGACGGGGTCAACATGTCCGCCGTCGTAACGAATTCCATCTTGCGGGCCTGGTCGGGGAGCGCCTCGCGCAGGAGCCGCAGGCCGAAACCGTTGCCGCGAAAGTCCAACTTCACGTACAGCATGAACAACTTACCGGCCGTCGCGACCGCAAACCCAACGATGACGCCGTCTATCTCGAGTACCAGGCAGCGGCCCTCGGCAAGCGCAGCGTCCACGGCGGGCGCGTACATCGAACGCCAGGCGCACCACGGGATGGTCGCGGGCTGTCGAGCACGCAGGCACGACTCCAGCACCAGGGCGTACTCGCCGCCGCCGGCTGTATTGTAGGGGCGGATGCGGGAGATCATCCTGGAACCTCCGTTGCTGTCACATCGATCGTTCGCGATTCCAGCTCGCGGCGGGCCTTCTCGACGCTCGCCTGCAGCATCTTCGTGGCCATCTGTTCCACGCGGTCATCGGGGATGCGCTCAGGGAACAGGCCAATGTGCCGGCCCGCCAGCTTCAGCGTGCCCGGCTTGTCCCACAGCTTGAACTCCACCTCTTGCGTCGTCCCGCCTGCCTTGTCGGTGTGCGTGCGGTACTTGATGCTACTGACCGCCGCCATCGCGTTGGGCGGGGCATTCTCGGTGGCCGCAAGCTCGCCCGCCTCGGTCACGTAGTAGTGCGTGACGTTTGACCACGCCAGGGACCGCAGCTCTCGCAGCACATCCGCCTGAGTGAACCCTGCGTCCGCTGCCTGCACTGCGCGGGCTGCGTTGATGGCCTCGCGTATCGCTGGCCTGCGCATCAGCGTGGCCCCAGTGGAGCGGGAAGCCTTGTACCCGGCCTCGACCGCTGCCCTGTGGGCGTTCATCCCTGACACCACTGCAACGACGAATGCACGTTGTCTGGCCGTCAGGATGTCTCGAATCTGCGCTTTTCTCATCGACCTACGGCGCTACCTGTACGCCGGTTTGCGCGTTTGTCGAATCTCGCAATTACCGGTCACAGTGACCACTTATTGAGCGGTGCGGCAATTGCGCAAGGTAGACGGGGCGCTTCCCCTCTGCCGTACGTGGCAGGAGACTCGAACCGCTATTGGGTGCAGGGGTAGGGGCACGCTGGCTTGCGGCGCTCCGTCCCTGCTATGTCCGTCGGGCGGCTCCACGTTCCGGTGTCGACCCCAGCCCCGTGAAGCGGTCGACGTGTGACGTATCCCGCGTCTAGGCGGGCCTGCGTCTACCGGGTGAGAGCTATTCATTCGCTCGGCGGTTTGGCGCTCCTGGCGATTGCAATCAGGAGGTCGCGAAAAGCGGGCGGCGTGGCGTTCGCGTGCGCCTTGCTCAGAGTTGGCTTGTTCCGTGCCTTCCCGCGCCGGTCCTGAAACCCCACCTGGTGCGTGCCGGCGGGCCGCTCCCAGTTTAGCGCAGGCGGCCGGTTGCCCCAGTAGTAGAGCCACGTCCGCTTTCTCGCCTGATGCCCGTAGGCGCTCTGCCAGACCTCACAGACGTACCCGACCGCAGGTCCGCCCGACCACCGCCCCGGGGTCGGGCGCTCAAGCCCGTGCGCTTCCCATGCGCGCGACGACGCGGGATGCTCCAGGACGCCGCCGAACTTCCTGACAGCCGCCAGCGCCGATTCGAAGCATCCGCCGTCGTTGCCAGGCCGGTTGTGTTCGCCTCCCCATCTGGCGTAGTTAGCGATACCGAGGTTCCCCCATCGCTGACACGGCGGGTGCGCCACGACAGGGTGCGGGCCGGCGTACGTCCGTGCGTCGCGCTCCTCATCCCACGGGTCAACGCCTGGAACGTCGTAGTAAGCTCCGCCACGCTGGACGAAGAGCGCCGCAATCATGACTCGTGGTCCGCGCAGGGGCTCAGCAGCCAGCAACGCCGGCACCGCTTCCCGCTCGCAATGTCCGCCTGAATGCGTGAGCGGGCGGTGTCGTCGACGCGCATCGCGCCTTTCTTGGCGCCCTCGGCGTCGCGCTGGTCCCTCTTGCACTCCTTGCACTGGCCGTGGGGTCGCACGCGAAGGTGGCCAACGGGGCAGGTCATCGGGCCAGGGGTGGCGGCGCGGGCGATGCGACGACGGGCGCCCGAGATCAGAACGGTCACGCAGTTGTAGGTCGTGCGCATGCGGGCGGCGACCTCTTCGGCCGAGTGGCCTCGGTGCAGCAGCTGCACGGCCTCGCGTTGGCGAGGGGTGAGGATGGCCAGGGCTTCGACGTCGCTCACTTGAGCACCGCCAGGGCGATGGCGGCAACGGCGAGAGTCACGACCAACACCCAGGCGTCGCGCCGGTTCGCCCTCGCCTCGCGCTGGTACCACGTCTCAGTGACTGTGCCGCGGGGCAGGCTGTTGCGCTTCCAGGCCCGTTCGAGCTTGCGTCGTGATTTACCGGTCATGGCGACCTCTAATTGGGTGTCCGTCGAGTGTGTGGTGGGGCTTCTTGACCTGGGCGTCGTACAGGGCGACGCACATCGTGCAGTGGTCGGCAACGCGGGCCAGCTGGTTGCGCGTGACGTAGACCTTGTCCCTGCCGCTGAACGTGTGGCCGCACCAGGCGCGGTCCTCCAGGATGAATCCGGACTTTTTCGCGAGGTGGCTCATGCTCGTCGACTCCCGTGTGACAGGTAGAGGGCCGTGGTCTCAGCAATTCGGGCGTCGGCCCATTCGCGGCGCTCGGCCTTGGTCCATCCCGCGAACCAGCCGCGGTGCTCGGTCCACTGGCGGTGGAGGCCCGTGCACATTGGGATCGTCTCGCTGTCAGGGCAGCGCATCGACAGCCCCGGCTTGGGGCCCTCGTGACAGACCTCGATGCGGCCCGTGCATTCGTGGGCCGTCACCACGAAGCCGGTCTTGTGGCTGACGCTGCCAACGAACAGGCGCCGTCCAATGCAGTCGAGGCCCGCAACGAAGCCCATGCGCGCGGGGTCGGCGCCGGGCCCGCTCAAACGACGGGGACGACGGGGCTTGATGCCCCAGCGCTTCGCCCGCAAGGGCGTCTGTCGTTTGAGCGGGGAGCGGTTCACGGCCTACGCGTTCCCCAGGGGCAGCTCGGGTTGACGGTCCACGTCGCCGGCCAGCGCCATGGCCAGGATTGCCGTCCGCACAGTGGGCGGGAACGGTGCCAGGATGTTGGCCACCAATTGCGCGGCCTTGAAGCGGTCGATTGACGTGCGAGCGCGGATTTGGGGCGGGCGTTCCCGCGTTGGTTCGTTGGGTGTCCTGGGCATGGTCACGGTCCTTTCGCTTTGAGTGGGAGTTGCTTCCAGTGTTCTCGGGCAATTTCTTTGCAGCGGCCTCCGGTCAGTTCGCACGTCAGGTGCGGTTGCCATGTCGGGTTGCCGGTTTCCTTCTCGACCTGCATCAGCGCGAAAGCCAGGCCGCACAGCCGGCAGCACCCGAGGCCTTGCAGCCAGTCCCAAACGGCGCACATGCGGTCGTATTTGTCCGCCTCGGCGAGAAGTGGCGGCGGCGCCGGTGCTGCTGGTTGGATTGCGGGGATGCTCATGGCGGCGAGATCCCCAGCGCGTGTTCAGGCGTTGCCGCCCATTGCACAGTCAGGCCGCGCCCCAGTAGCTCTCTCGCGTGCAGGTAGTGCCGGGCGACGCAACGGCGGCGCAGGCGGTGAATCAGCGCGCGGCGCTCCGGGTGCAGCCCGGCGTACCATTTCCGGTCGCGGCGACCAGCATTGCAGCTCATGCACGCGGTCACCAGGTTATGGGCCCGGTGGGTGCCGCGCTTCGAGCGGGGGATCAGGTGATCGACGGTGAGCACCTTCCCCTCGTCAACGCCCTTGTCGCAGAACACGCACGCCATGCCGTCGCGCAGATGGATGGCCAGGCGCTTGGTCCTGTTGCACCAGTTCGAACCCTGTCCCTTGTTGCCGCCGCTGCCGCGCATCAGGCGTCCTCGCCCGGTTGCCGCTGGCGGAACAAGATGGCCTCGACGTCCGCGTTGCTGGCCCGCCAGTTGTTGGACGCCAGGAAGTCCATCGCCTGGCGGGCGTTCGCGAACGATGCGTTCTTCGCGTCGATGCCGCGCTTCGAGAACACGCGCACCTGGGGCAATGTGGCCAAGCCCTTGTCGCGGCGGTCCATCAGCTTGCCGATGACCGCGGACGCCTGCTGACGGGAGAGCTTCGACGGGTCCTGGAACCCGGCCCTGAGAAGCATCGCGGTCTGCTTCTCGGACAGCGGAGCCGCGTACCTGGCAGCGGCGGCGCTCGGCTCGCGCACGCCCAGCGCGCGAAACGGGTCGAAGCTTCCGCTGGTGGTGCGCGCGGCCTTCGCGGCTGCAATGCGCGCCGCCTCTTTCTTTCGCGACGCCACGGCAAGCTGCGCGGCTTCGAGGCGTTCGTGGGCCGCGCCTTCCTTCCGCTTCTTGGCCTCCTCGATTACGTCGTCGTCGTACCGGCCGCCCAGGAGATCCTCGGGGCACATCAGCCCGAGCACGTCACTGGCGCCGATGAAGTCGAGGACGATGCAATCGGACTTCCCCGGCGCGATGCGCGTGCCCCTGCCGACCATTTGCGCGTAGAGCGCGCGGGACTTCGTGGGGCGGGCGATGCCCACCAGGGACGTCAGGGGGAAGTCTGCCCCCTCGGTGAACACGCCGCAGTTGGTGAGAATCTGAAGGTCGCGGTCGCGGAAGGCGCGTACTGTGCGGTCCCGCTCATCGTCCGGCGTGGTCCCATCGACGGCGCGGGCGCTGCCAGGCTTCAGCGTGTTGAACGTCTCGGCCGCCAGGTGGGCCGTCTCGACGGTGGGGAAGAACAGGATGCTCTTGCGCTCCCCCGCGTGCTCCAACGTCTTCGTGCAGATGGCCTTCAGCGTGGCGTCGTTGTGGAGCAGTTCGGCGCCCAGCTGGTTGTCGCTGTAGTCGCCCCCCGGCCCGTTCGCGCGCAGGCCCTTCAGGTCGAAGTCGGGCAGCCGTTCCAGCCGGCCAACGATGGGGCACAGAAACCCATCGTTGATGCCGTCAAGAATGTCGTACGGCTCGCACACCGCCTCGAACAGCCGACCCAGTGCGGCCTCGTCCTGGCGGTCGGGCGTTGCGGTGACGCCCACCAGCTTGGCCTTGGCCAGGTAGTCCGTGATCGCGGTGTACGTTTTGGCTACCGCGTGGTGTGCCTCGTCGATGATCACTAGCCCGAAAGCATCTGGTCGGAACGTCTCGCGGAGCCGCTCCGGGTGCAACGTGTCCTTGCTCGCCACCACGATGCGCTCGCCGTGGCTGGACTGGTCGGCACGCTCGATGCCCACCAGCTCGCCGGTCAACTCCCGGATGCGCGCGTGCGCCTGGGCGATCAGCTCGCGGCGGTGGGCCAGCACCAGCACGCGCCCAGGCCACTCGGCGGCAATCTCGCCGAATACGCGAGTCTTGCCGGTGCCCGTCGCCATGACGATCAGCACCGACCGATTGCCCACCAGCAGCTCACGGGCCTGGGCGATGCGCTCCCGCTGGTACGGGCGCAGCTCGCCGACGTTGGGACGGAGCACCTGGGGCGCGGAGATGACGACGGGCGCTTGGTCCCGGATCATCGGGGCGCGGTCGAACAGCGGCAGCGTGTGAGCGGCGACGGCCATGGCTACGTCGCCGCCCCGTCGTAGGCGAGCGACTCGCAGACGCGCGCCGCTCGCGCCGCGCACTCCGGCGTCGGATGAAAACGCGTCATCATGTCGCGGTGGAGCGGAAGCTCATCCCCTCCACCGAAGACGAATCGCACGGCCTTAACGACCTCGGGCGGCCACACGTTCACGGTCGGTGGCGGCGAGCGAAACTTGTGCGGGCTGTTCTCGTCTGGGACAAGCCGGGCCGTCGCCCAGTGGATCGCCCTTGCCGCTTCCAACCACTTCTTGCGGCTGCTCATGGTCGCTCCGTCGGGAACGGCTGACCGTCGGCCGTCTCGATACACAGCTTCCGGTGACCCGTGGGGGGCTTGGCCTTCGACGGCGCGCCCGCATACGGCATCAGGCCCCGAGGGCCAGCGACCATTGCGTTCTCACCGCCCAGGCGCAGCTCGTCCGCCAGGCCCAGCATCGTCTCGGCGCCCACGAACCCGGTGCGCTTGCAGGCGCCACAGTTCGCCGTGCGGGCCTCCAGCCGCTTGCAGTAGGGGCAGACGGCCACGGGGATAGCTGCGCGCACGTCGGCGGCCAACTGGT